TTATATTGTAATGCCCTATACTCAGTTACACCATTTAATATATTAAGTCTAATCCAAGAACTATTATTAGGCTGATTAAAAGCAATATTATCATAATCAATTGGAGTGCCTAGCCATAAAGACTCTAATCTGTTTTCAATTTCTGTTCTTTCATCAGCAAATGACATTATTTTAAGCTCCTTACTATTTCTTGTAAAGTTATCATTACCATACCTTTAGGTGCTTTTTGGCTTGACCCATTTTCTAATGCACTAATATATGGCAAACTATTAGTAATGTAAATTACTTTATTACCACTTCCTTTAGGTGGTTCAACAAGTTTAAATGTAGTATCACTTGTAATTTTAGTATTAATACTTTGATAACCTAAATTCCAATTTGCTCTTGCTCTACCTGTATCTACTGGTGTCTTTTTAGTTACACCTCTTAACACATCAAATGTAATTTTTCTTACAGCTACTTCAGCTTCAATACCTATTTTTTTAGCAAATGAAGTCAAATTTACATTAAAAACTGCGGTACTACTCACCCCAACCTCACTAAATTAAGAGTGTAAGTAGCAGTTACAGCATCCGAAGCAATGCTATTGATAGAATAAATTTCACTATTACGAGTTATAGTATCTTGTGTAGAAGGTGTTATTGCTAAATCTTTAGCGGCAAATAATATTGAAATATCACCTGTAAAGCCTATTTCAGTTTCATTTCCAGAAACTTTATCACCTTGAAGCATAGAATATTTTACAACTGCTTGAAAAGTGTATTCAGTGTTTGTGTTTGCTATCTGTCCATGAAAAGTATCGTATTGACCTTGAACAATTTGGGTATAAATTACAGTTTCTGCAATATCACCAATAGTAACAAATGCAGATTGAACTAATCCTTGTATGGATGATTTAAAACCCATTAGGTTCTCACTACAGGAACAGTACCAAATTTAGCTCTTGCATATATTGTTCCCCAACCTCTTAACATCTCTTGTACTATTTCAGGCATTACACCTGCTGTATCATTTTTATCAAAGTCTAGCGTAATATCGCCAACCTTCAATGAATTAAGTCCTTTACCTTCTGCGTTTGCTGTCAGATTACTTCCAAGCAAATCACCTGCAAATTGTGCTGTAGCACTTTGTATTTGTATAGGCATAGTAGTGGATGATATTGTTGTTCCATCCCAAGTAACATCAGTTCTTCCCCATCCTAATGCTTGTGTGCTTGTAGCTCTTGTTCCAACCCAAGCTACCTTTTCGTCTAAAATTCTTGTTGCCATTTTTAAGGCTTTTTCTTTATTGGCTGTTGTTGCACCATCCCAATTTGTTGCGTATAAATTTGTTGCCCAGTAAGTATCTGCTTCTGCAACAGTTATAAAACTATTTGAGGTTGCACCATTTACAGTAGCTACTAATGCCATACTAACTCCTATTAAAAACCCCCACCCGAAGGCAGGGGTAAGATTAAACTTTCTTAGTCAAGAATACCTGTCATAGCCGCAATTCCCAAGTTTGAGAATAGAGCAAGTCCGTTGTACCACTTAACACGAGTTATAGTTTCGTCTTTAGTTTCAGAGATACCAGCTTCTTCGATTTGTATACCTGCTGAACCACTTGCAGTCAAACCAGAGATACCATGCATCATAGAACCATCATCAATAGTACCAAAATATACACTTGTACTAGCACCTTGATTACCTTGAGCAACATTAATAGGTATATAGTCATTGCGATAGATTGGAACACCTCTGTACGCAGGTAATTGACGACCACTTGGCAAAGTAACAACTTCACCAATAGAAGCACCACCTAATGCTCTTAACAATGCCATGTAAGAACGTAGAGTTCTAGAGTGCATCATAATGTAATCAACTTCACCATCTTTATCTACAACCTTGTCCATTGCCTCGTCCATTTTTGCAAATGAAAGATTAGAACCATTAGCGGCTGAAGCAACTTTTTGACCAGCAGGACATAAAGCGGCAATACCTGTGATTTCGTTGTTTGCACCTGCACCTACAATCATCTTAGAAGCATATTGACGACCAAGCTCTTTTGCTTTAGAAGCAACTTGAACAGCTTTCTGATTGTTGATGTTAGAACGAGTAGCTTGAATCAAGCCATTTACTTCTGCATCACCTACAAGAGTAGTTAATGAAGTTGTAACTTGCGTGAATGTTGCTGGTGCTTTACCACCTGCAATTGCTGTGCCTACTGTAGTCCATTGAGCCGCACCTAGAGCGTTCTCTCTGTTGTAAGCTAAAGAATTACCTTCAATACCTGCAAATGGTAATACTTCATAAAAAGGATTAACAGTAATGATATTTTCAATCACTCCTGCAATCAACATATCTTCCGATAGTTTGGCAGATTCTGCCAGTGTAACTGATGCCATAGTTATGACTCCTATATAAAAAAATAATGCCCATGAAATACAGGCAGATTAAAAAACATCTACTACTGTATGCCACAGGCAATAAAGTAGGGTCTAACTATCTCCGACAGCTAATGCGTATATTATAAACCTATTTTGCGAAACCTTGTTCTAATTTTTGTATGGCAGTAAGAGTTTGTCTATTTGCACCAGTAGGTCTTGAATTATGTGCTGAACCACTACCGCTTGAAGTTTTAAATAAATGAGGTGCTACTTCCATCTGCCCGTTTACCCATTCACTTACTGTCATAGGCTCACTAGTACCATGTCCAAATATAGTGTTACCACTTGCATCCGTTGGTACTGCTTTACCATCTTTTAATGAAAAGATTGCTTTTGACCTAAGTAATATATCATCCATGCCAGTATCAACAACACCTGCTTTAGTAGCAGAATCTCTTACTGCATTATCAATTACTAACTTAGCCAACTGGTTTTGTAATGATTGATTCACTTCGTTTGTTTTGCTCAATTCCTTGTTGTGTACTTCTCTCATTGACTTTGTTTTTTCGTCTAACAACTCGTCAATCTTACCAGCATCAATCAGTTTCTTATTGTTTAGCTGTTCTTGTTTGCTTACCATATCAGCATAAGCATCCACATCAATCCCTTCAAACTTAGTAGTAAGGCTTTCCATGTCTTTTATTAGTTTAACATTATTATCTCGAAACTCTTTTAATTTTGAATTAACGCCTTTGTATTCTTCTTCTGAATATGTTACTGCTTCTACTTCTTCGCTCATATATTACTCCGTAATATTTAATAAAAATGACTCCGTCCAAACGAATTTTAACATAAGTTTTTAATTCGTAGTGTCAAGTCTTTTTTACTTTATTTCATCTAATTGAAGCATAATTCCTTCCATAACCCACGCAACCTTAATTTCTTCATCAACAATAATTTCTTTAGACAAGTTACTTATTTGTTTTAATATTTTTTCTGTCATAGGGGTTTTTAGTGATAGTTCTACTATTTCATCAAATGCTATACTTGTAAATTCTGCCATTAAAGACTCCTTTGCCATTTAAAAAGTGTTTCTGCATCTGTAATAATTCCTTTTTCCATTTTTTGTAATAAATCAACTAAACGAGGGTCAATTAAATTTAACCTTCCTTGTGCATACAATGAAAAACTTTCAGCAAACCATTCTTTAAAGTTTTTATCTGAATACCCTGTAGGTTTTATTGTGCCTTTTTTTCTAAACATAGCACTTAAAACTTCTTCTAATGGTGGATTTTTATATTGGTTAATACTTCTTACTGCAAATTGTTGATGTATTTGATGTCCATATTCATGTATTACTGTCGTTTTAAGAGATTCTGCATTTCCTTTAAAATATGAATCTGCTGTCCACGGTCTAAGTTTTAAATCATCTCCAACTTGCCAAGTGTTAAGTTTATTACTATTTATATAATAATTTAAATCTTCTTTTGCTTTTGACTTTAGACTGTTGTTGTATTTTTTAATAATTGCAGTGTAAGATTTATGTGCAATTTTATAATTTATAATTTCTTGGGTACTTCCTTTGTTTTTTTCCCATTTAGTTCTTACACGAACAAAATTAACTTTTTCAATTTCTAATTCTTTTTTTAGTATTGCAGTTTTATTCTTAGACAAATCTGCAAGTTTTTCAAGTTCAAAAATACTACGATTATCTGCACCTAGATTAAACCATTTTTTCTTAAAAGTAAAAACACCATCACCCATTGTTGCTGTTACCCTTCTGCTTGATGTGTTTGGAATAACGCCTCGCAGACCTTGCACACCTAGTTTCTTCATCCACCTTTCACCTATTTGAATGTGTTTTTCAAATAAAATTGATGCTTCATTGGTTAGTCCTGAAAAATCAGCACTCCCTATACTTTGCATGGAACTTAACTTTTTACTATCAGACCGAAATCTTGTTTGTGGCTTTCCATCTTCTTTAAGAACATATCTTGCATCTTTACCATTTTTAACTAATTCTATTGATAAAGCGGTTTGTATATCTTTAGTCGTAAGTAATTTAGGCTTTGGCTGTGGAATAGGTTTAATCTTATTCTGTAATTGCTCAAGTGTTAATGGATGTCCTCTCTGGTTGACTAAATCACTAAAACTAATCTTTCCAGCTTTCCATAGCTTTTGTTTTTGTACACCTAATACTTCTTGTTGGAAGGCTTTAGACTTAGTGCCTAGCCACTGTTGATAATTCATATCACCTGCGACTTGACCATCCATACTGCTTCTGGTTGATTCTGGTATTTCAGAAAATTTACCTTTAGCACCTAATTCTTCCCAGCTTTTTGTTACAGGTACTTGTGTGCTTCTGCAATTCCAATGAGCAATAGCTGAAGGGAAAGGCTTACTATGCCCTATTGGGTTATATTCTAAATCCCATTCTAAGCCATCTAGCTCCATGCATATTACAGACGTTCTGTTATCAAGCGTTGCTACCCATTCTATTCCTTTAATCACATCAGAATTATTAGCAAATGTGTCAAGCCTTGCAGTATTAGCAACAGTCTGAATAGAACTTCTTACCACTGCTTCTGCACCACGCCTTTGAGCTTGTAAAGCGGCATCTTTAAATTTATTAACTCTTGTGCCTATTAAGCCTCTAACAATATTGTCTGTAGTATCGCCTTGTAACATCCCCATTCTAATAGTATCTTCAAACTTAGCTTGGAAGCCAGCTCCTTTTCTAGCCCACCATTCTTTGGTTGGTGAACCTTCTATAAGAGTTTTTGAGGCAATAGCATTTAACATACTTTTGCTCATAGTTGATTTTATTACATTTGCTTTTAATGATTGATTAAGTGCATTAACAGTTTGTATTTCAGAGAGTTCAGCTACTTCAGCAAGAATAAGAATTTGTGCTTTAGAAATGTCTTTGTAAGCGGTAGCTATTGTATTTCTTGTTTTTTTAAGTAAAGCAGTTAGTCTTTTATCTTGAGTTTGCTTTCTAACAGCAGTTATAGCATTAGAAGCCTTCAGTTCAGCTACTACTTTAGCTTCTAAATCTCTAAGCTGTTGTATTACTTGGCGTTGTACAGTTGCTTCATACCTTTGTATGTTAATAGTATCAGCAGTAATTTTATCAAGTATTTGCTCGTTGACATTCATTATTCATTACCCAAATGGCGACATTGGTGGCATTGGCGAAGGTCTTTTTTCCTCTTTATCAATCACGATAAACCTAACAAAAGCAGATAACATTCCATTGGTGCTAGATTTATTATAAATCCTATCATGATTTATTTAATCAAGGTTCATTGGGTTCTGTAAGTCAATCCTATCTCTTTCATCTTCAACAGAAACATCATTAGCTATTACTTCACCCTTCTTCATGTTGTGTAAGAATGTTTCATGGCTTATTCCGCCTGATTGCCAAGCACCCATTAACGCTGTAAGGTCTTGTGCAGAAATCTTAGTGTCAGAGAAGTCAGTGTTTAGCTCTACTTCAATATCACCACTAACGCCTTCCCATTCAGCCATTAAAGACAATGCCTTTGCAATACCTTCTTGAACTGATAACACAGCACCAACCAATACGGATGATTCAGAGTTTTGTCTGAGTCTTACTGCTTCTGCTGACTCGACACCTGTTTTTTCTGTTTGTAATAGACTAGCACCAAGACTTGCCATAATGCTTCGTTTTTCTTCTACAGCCTTTTCTAATGCTTGCAGTCCTTGACCAGTAAATTCTAAGTACCCAGCTCTACTAGACGAATCTGGCAATATCCAAGCTGAACCTGAACCAATTTTTAACTCACTGTCACCATCAATTCCTGTTACATAAGGCGTAGGCAACGCTGTAAAGTGTCTGCCATGCTCTAAGTCAGCACTGGTTCTATACATTGACAGGTTAGTATCAACTAATGACATCAGAGGCGGTTGTGTTGGATTAAGATTTAATTCATTACCACTTAATGCTACAAATGGGATTTCATTTAATGCTTGACCAACTTTAGTAGGATATATTTCATTCCATAGACTCCAACCTTGCGAATCTCTCCAAATTCTAACAACATATTTACCATCTTCATCTATCATTAACTCTCTGTACTGAACTTCATAAGTCATGTCATAAGTATCATTTAACGCATGAGCAACATAAGTTTCTTTTAAAACGATAACATCATCCATCCAGTTAGTCATTTGCT